TGATGAAAATACAGTACAAGTTTTATATTTTGATTATAAAACATATCATGATCAAGTATTTAAAATAAAACAGACTGATCAAGGTTTATTAAAAGCTATTGAAAAACCAGATACATTTGATCCACCAGAAAACGATAACTTTGAAAGAGTTTCAAGATCTATAGAGGTTTTATATAGTGGAGCTAAAGTTTTAGGTACAGACACAATGTTAAAATGGGAATTAGCAGAAAACATGTCTAGACCTTATGCTGACACTACAAAAGTAGAAATGAATTACGCTATATGCGCACCTAGAATATACAAAGGTAGAATAGAGTCGCTTGTAAGTAAGTGTATTGGTTTTGCTGATATGATTCAGTTAACGCATTTAAAACTACAGCAGGTTTTATCACGTATGGTACCAGACGGGGTTTATCTAGACATGGACGGCTTAGCAGAAGTTGATTTAGGTAACGGTACAAATTACAATCCAGCTGAAGCATTAAATATGTATTTTCAAACTGGTAGTATTGTAGGTAGATCTATGACTCAAGAAGGTGATTTTAATCACGGTAAAGTACCTATTCAAGAGTTACAAAGTAGTGGCGGTAATGCTAAAATTGCAAGTTTAATTCAAACTTATCAGTATTACTTACAAATGATACGTGATGTGACAGGTTTAAACGAAGCTAGAGATGGTAGTACACCTGATAAAACAACTTTAGTTGGGTTGCAAAAATTAGCAGCTAATGCTTCTAATGTTGCTACAAGACACATTAAGCAGTCTAGTTTATATTTAACTTTAAAATTAGCTGAAAATATATCTTTAAAAATAGCTGATGCTTTACAGTTTCCATTAACAAAAGCTTCACTAGAAAATTCAATTTCTACTTTTAACGTTAGAACTCTTCAAGAAATAAATAACTTAAATCTTCATGATTTTGGTATTTATTTAGAATTAGAGCCTGACGAGGAAGAAGAAGCTAAATTAGAAGAAAATATACAAGTTGCTTTAAAAACTGGTGGTATTGATTTAGAAGACGCTATAGATTTAAGACAAATAAAAAATCTTAAATTAGCTAATCAAATGCTTAAAGTTAAACGTAAGAAAAAAGCAGAGCGTGATCAAGCTAATCAGCAAGCTAATATACAAGCTCAAGCTCAAGCACAGGCTCAAGCCGCAGAGCAAACAGCATTAGCTGAAGTACAAAAACAAGAAGCAATATCAGGTGCTAATGTACAATATGAAAAAGCTAAAAGTCAATTTGAAATTGAAAGAATGCAAATAGCAGCTCAGATAGAACAACAAAAACTTCAAACTCAATTTAATTATGATATGCAGTTGAAGCAAATGGATGTTCAAGCTATGCAAGATAAAGAGAATAGAATAGAAGATAGAAAAGATAATAGAACTAAACTTCAAGCAACTCAACAGAGTGAAATGATAAATCAAAGAAATAATGATTTAGGACCTATTAACTTTGAAACACAAGAAAGTCTACAACCTTTACCAACAGTTACTTAAACTGTATTATTAATTATTTAATTATATTATATTATGTCAGAAACAAAAACAAATGAACCTGTTAAACAGGAAGGTGAGTTTAGTTTAAAAGGTAAAAAAACTAAACCAAAGCAATTAAACAAAAAACAAGAGGATTCAGTTACTAAAGTTAATATTAATCCAAAAGAACCTTTAGTAGAACTAGAACCAGATGTTAAAAAAGTAATAATTCCAAAACAAGAAGAAGATGCCGTTCAAATCGGAGAAACAAAGGAGGTATCTGTGGAAGAACCATCCGGAGATAGCACAGAGGTGGGAGAACCTGTACAAGAGTCCAACGAGACTACTGAAGGGTTTTCTCCGATCAAAGAAGTAGTCGAAGACGAGGTTAAAGAAGAAGTAAAACAAGAAGTTGAAGAACAAGTAAAAACAATTGATCAACCAGTTGTAGATCTACCTGAAAATGTAGAAAAACTTGTAAACTTCATGAAAGAGACGGGCGGGACAATAGAAGATTATACTCGTTTAAATGCAGATTATTCTAACATTGATGATAAAACATTATTAAAAGAATATTACAAAAAAAATAAACCTTATTTAGAAGGTGAAGATATTGATCTTTTGCTAGAAGATTTTTCATTTGATGAAGATCTTGACGAGCCAAAAGATATACGCAAGAAAAAAATTGCGTACAAAGAAGAAGTTGCAAAAGCCAAAAACTATTTGGAGGACTTGAAAAATAAATACTACGACGAGATCAAGTTGAGACCGGGCGTAAATCAAGAACAACAAAAAGCAATAGACTTTTTCAACCGATATAATAAGCAGCAAGAAATTGCAACGCAACAGTATAATAATTTTAGAAAAAATACTAAAGATTTATTTGCTAATAATTTCGAAGGTTTCGATATAAAAGTTGGTGATAAAAGATTTAAGTATAATATTCAAAATACTGAAGCAATAGCCGAAAAACAATCCAACATCAATAACTTAGTGGGGAAGTTCCTTGACAAAGAAGGTAATGTTAGCGATACTCATGGTTATCATAAAGCTATTTATGCTGCTGAAAATGTAGACAGAATTGCCACTCATTTTTATGAACAGGGCAAGGCAGATGCGGTTAAAGACGTTGTTAATAAATCTAAAAATTTAAGCGACTCTAAAGCACGCTCTACACAGGGCGAAGTGTATCTAAATGGTCTTAAGGTTAGATCTATAAGTGGTGCTGATTCTACAAAACTTAAAATAAAAACAAGAAAATTTAACTAATTAAAACTATTAATCATGAGTTTAATTCCTCAATTTGGTAGTATTATTCCATCTCAAACACAAGAGTTATTGAATAGTAACTACCTACAATTTAACGCTGGTGGTCCTGCTGGACCTGGTAATGGCGGCGATTCATTCGCTCAACAGTACCTACCAGAGGTTTATGAACAAGAAGTAGAGCGTTATGGAAACAGAACGTTATCTGGATTCTTGCGAATGGTTGGCGCTGAAATGCCAATGACATCTGATCAAGTAATTTGGTCTGAGCAAAACAGATTACATATTGCATACGACGGCGTAGCTGGAGCTAATGCTGCAGGAACAACTGCTGACTTAACTTTACCTGGCGGCGTAAACAATGTGATCTCTATTAATGATACTATTGTTATTCTTGATCCTGCTACAGGGCTAGAAGCTAAAGGTATTGTAACTGACTCTGGTGCTTATGCTGGTTCTGCTTTAGGTGCTCAAGTAATCAATGTTCAAGGATTTTCTGATCTTGATTTATTTGGTGCAGCTCCTGCTATTGGTTTAAGTGCTACAGGATTAAAAATCTTTGTTTATGGTTCTGACTACCAAAAAGGACAAAGCATGGACGGTGCTTTTGCTGCTGGTGGACAAAACCAAGCAAGAGTTTCTGTAGATCCAAGTTTTACTCAGTATTCTAACTCACCAATTATCCTAAGAAACCAATACGTAGTTAATGGTTCTGATATGGCGCAAATCGGTTGGGTTGAAGTTGCTACTGAAGATGGAACTTCTGGATACCTATGGTATTTAAAAGCTGAGTCTGAAACAAGATTAAGATTTGAAGATTATTTAGAAATGTCTATGGTAGAAGCTGAGTACAACCAAGTTGCTGCTACTGCTGGTGTTAATCCAGGTTCAGAAGGTCTTTTCGCTGCTATTACTACAAGAGGTAATGTACAGTCTGGATTTACTGCTGCTAATGGACTAGATGAATTTGACGCTATTCTTAAAAACTTAGATACTCAAGGTGCTATTGAAGAAAACATGCTTTTCTTACAGAGACAAACTTCTCTTGATTTTGATGACATGTTAGCTGGTATTTCTGGTGGATTCGCTGGTGGTACTGCTTTCGGTTTATTCGAAAACTCAGAAGAAATGGCTCTTAATCTTGGATTCTCTGGATTCAGAAGAGGTTCTTATGACTTCTACAAAACTGATTGGAAATACTTAAACGATGCTTCTACAAGAGGTGCTATCGACGGAGTAAATTCAATCGAAGGTGTATTAGTACCAGCTGGAACTTCTACAGTTTACGATCAAATCTTAGGAACTAACATCCGTAGACCTTTCTTACATGTTCGCTATAGAGCTTCTCAAGCTGACGACAGACGTATGAAGTCTTGGTTGACTGGTTCTGCTGGTGGTGCGTTTACTTCAACTCTAGATGCTATGGAAGTTAACTTCCTATCAGAAAGATGTTTAGTAACACAAGCTGCTAACAACTTTGTATTATTCAAAGGAGTATAATTATTCATAAGGTAAAGGGCGCTTCGGCGCCCATATACCTTTAACTTATTTAATTTTATTATATTATGGCTAAAAAAGCTAAAGCAGAAGAAATTGTTGAGGTTGCACCTCAAGAAGTAGCAGTTAAAACTGCTCCAAAAAAAGAAACAAAACCAGAGTGGGAAATAAAACAAAGAATTTATTTTTTAAAAGGAAACAAAACACCTTTAACACATACAATACCTGGTAAACATACTAAAAAGCACTCTTTATTATATTTTGATAAAGCAAGTGGTAAACAAAGAGAAATACGATACGCAACAAATCAAGACTCGCCTTTGGTTGATGAACAAAAAGGAGAGTGTACTTTAGGACATATTGTATTTAAAGACGGTAAACTAGTAGTTCCTGAATCAAAGCAAAATTTACAAAAACTTTTATCATTATACCACCCTTTAAAAGGTAAAATATATGAAGAGTTTAATTCAGTAGAAATAGCTAAAGATGAGCTAAGTGTTTTAGATATGCAAATAGATGCTATGAATGCTGCTAGATCTATGGAGTTAGATGTAGCTGAAGCAATTCTTAGAGTTGAACTAGGCTCAGGAGTAAATGACTTAGATTCTAAAGAACTAAAAAGAGATTTACTTTTATTTGCTAGACGTAATCCAAGATTATTTATTGAATTAGCTAGTGACGAAAATGTTCAACTTAGAAACTTTGCTATTAGAGCTTCAGAAGCTGGTATAATTAAGCTTTCTGGAGATCAAAGAACATTTACTTGGGGATCAAACGGTAGAAAGTTAATGAACGTACCTTTTGATGAAAACCCGTTCTCAGCCTTTGCTGCTTTCTTAAAAACAGATGAAGGTGTAGAAATTTATCGATCTATAGATAAAAAACTATAAAAACAAGTGATACTAATATATAGGCGGTTTCGGCCGCCTTTTTAGTATATAAAAAATGAATTAAATGGCGGTAAACGTAAACGAAGTATATCAAACAGTCTTGTATATATTAAACAAAGAGCAAAGAGGTTATGCGCCTCCAGCTGAATTTAATAGCATAGCTAAACAAGTTCAACTTGAAATATTTAATTCTTATTTTCCAGATGGAAACCAAGTTAATAGAGTAAATCAAAACAATACTCAAAATGATACAGAGTATTTTAATATATTTAATAATTTATCATATAGATTAGCGCCTTTTGTTCAAGAGGTTACACTATTATTAAACAATACTACACCAGGTCAAAACCCTGTTTATAGCGATGGTATTAGTTTTTCATATCCAACAGTAGATCCAAGTACAGGCGTATTAAATCCCTCCATATATTTGCTAGGTGAGGTTACATGTATATACAATGGTAACCCGCAAATTAGCTCAGTTGCTCAAAGAGTTAGTAAAAAAGAATATACAAGAATAGAAAAATCTAAACTAACAAGACCAACTTCAAGATATCCTATATATTACAACTATGGCTATGCTAATCCTGCAAGCTACAATATTAGTTCAGGTTACATAGTTATACCTTCTCCACTTCCTGATTCAGTTACGGCTAGTGTTATTATATCACCGTCAGACCCAATATGGGGATTTACAGCGGGTACATATGGTAACTATATATATAGTCAAGTGTCTTCTAATAATTTTAGCTTAGATGTTTCTGAGCAAACAAATTTAGTAACAAATATATTAAAGTATTTTGGTATTGTAATAAATGATCCAACTATAATACAAACAGCTGCTCAAGAAGCCGCTAAAGTTGAAGCTAACGAAAAATCTTAATTAAATGAGTTTAGTAACTGAAACAAATCAACAATACTACGCTGGATCACAAGGATTCAGAGGAAATGGAACAAATGACCCAAATCAACAATTTCCAACAACATTTGATACAGATTTAATTTTAGGCAATGTTAACAGTTGGGATCCTACAAATGCTGAATATGTTTTAAATAATTTTAAAGTTTATACAAGTTCTACAGGTTTAGCTGGATCTTGGTCTGAGTGGGTTACTGAAATGATTGTCACAAACAATACAATAGAACTAGTAGCTCCGCCAGGTGCTAATGCTTATATAGTTGTTCAATTAAAATCTTTAGATGGTGGAAAATATGGACAAACAGCTAATGAAAAAGCTTTTGGTCAAACTGTTGAAAACAACTACGGTTCTTATCAATATGTTACTTTAAATGACATTATAGACAATTACATGGTTGCGTACGTTGGTGATGGTAAATTAATACAAACAGCTAAAAAATCTGATGTTTTATTTTTTGCTAAAAGATCACTACAAGAATTTAGCTATGACACTTTAAAAAGTATAAAATCATCTGAATTAACAGTTCCAGATTCACTATCTGTTATAATGCCTCAAGACTACGTTAATTATGTAAGCATGTCATACATTGATGCTTTTGGCGTAAAAAGACCTTTATATCCAACTAACAACCTAACTACAAATACATATTATAATTTACTTCAAGACGAAGCTGGCGTGCCTATACAAGACAGTTTAGGTAATAACGCTGAAGGAACATCGATAACAGAAGATAGATGGAAACATGCAAACGTTAAATTGATAAATGGTACTTGGTATAGAGACTGGGAAGATTTTGGATGGGCATGGGAAAACTATGGTATGAATGGTCCATTTAACTGGGGTAGATTATATGGTTTAGATCCTCAATATTCACAAGCAAATGGTTGGTTCGGTATTAATGAAAGAGAGGGTAAGTTTACTTTTTCTAGCAACTGTGTCAATAAGCTTGTAGTATTAGAATACATATCAGATGGATTAGCTTATGACTTAGATACTAAAGTTCCAAAAATGGCTGAAGAAGCTATGTATAAAAGCATTTCATACAACTTGTTGTCAACTAGAGCTGGAGTACCAGAATATGTAGTTATGCGTTACAAAAAAGATAGATACGCTGCATTGCGTAATGCTAAAATAAGATTATCTAATATCAAACTAGAAGAATTTACCCAAGTTATGAGAGGTAAATCTAAATGGATAAAACACTAGAATTTAATGGCTAAATCTATAAATACATTTATAAAGTCCAAGATGAATCAGGACTTAGATTCTCGTTTGATGCCAAACGGAGAATATAGAACTGCTAAAAACGTTCAAGTAAGTGCTTCTGAAACAGAAAACGCTGGATCTCTTGAAAACATTTTAGGTAATGTTAATGTATTAGACATTGATGATTTAACTGGTGTTAGCGATTTATATTGTATAGGTCATTGTGTTAACAACGAAACAAGTGATGTTTATTTGTTTTGGACAGACTGGTTTGATAAACCAAACATTAGATATTCTCCAAATGCTAATAATTTTATAATTCAATATAATTCTCAAACCGAAACGTCTACAATACTTGTTGAAGGGTCTTTTTTAAATTTTTCAAGAGAAAACCCTATATATGGATCAAATGTTTTAGAGAATTTACTTTTTTGGACAGATAATAGAAATCAACCAAGAGTTATAAATATTAGTCAAGCTAAAGCAAATGTAAATTATTACACAACAGAAGATCAAATAAGTGTTGCTAAGTATAATCCTTACAACTGTATTGATTTATATGACGAAAGTTATTTATCTCCTAATGATAATGACTATGAATCAACAATGAAAGACGTTGTTTCAAAAAGTTATCCAAATGGTGGTTATGGTAATGTCGATAGTCCAGTGGCTGCTGGAGCTACTACTGTAGATGTTAACAGTTTTGTTGGTGATATAGTTGAACCTGGAGGTTCATATCCAACAGCCGCAACAATAGGTTATACAACTTTTGACACTGGTGAATTAGTTATTATATCTGGCGCGACACTTGATACTGCTGTTTATGATCCTGTAACTTCTGTATGGACATTTACTATAGTAGGTGGTGTATTTCCAGATTTAACAACATTAAGTGATATTATTTTAAATCCTAATCCATATTATAATCCTAGTTTTGCTGGTGATCCAGATTTTTTAGAAGATAAATTTTCTAGATTTAGTTATAGATTTAAATTTGAAGATAACGAATATTCTTTATTTGCTCCATTTACACAAGCTGCTTTTATACCAGAACAAGACGGTTATTTTTTATATGTTAAAAAAGATAATCTAAACGAAATAGAGGATCAAAGTGATACGTATAGAAGTACTGTTGTTTCTTTTATGAAAAATAAAGTAAACGACATCAAGCTTAGAATACCACTACCTTTTAAGAACTATAATTTACGAGATAGTTTAAAAGTAAAAGAAATAGATATATTATATAAGGAGTCAGATTCTACCGCTGTAAAGGTTATAGATAATGTTGTTATAGCTGATGTAGAGCAATCAGCTGGTACTGTTACTGTTGATGGAGCTGTTACAGCTAGCACAACTATAACAGTAGATAATTTAGAAGGTGGTGTTCCAATAGGTGGAATAGTAAGTGGTTTTGGTATAACAGGTAAACCAGTTGTTGTTTCATTTGATCCAATAAATCCAAATAATCCTTCTAGTGGTGGTGATATTGAAGTTGATATAGCTCAAACATTAGTAGATAATGTTGTTTTAAATATAAATAATCCTGATTATTTTGTTTTTGATTATCAGTCTAAAAAACCATTTAAAACACTTCCAGAAAAAGATTTAATTAGAGTTTACGATAAAGTTCCTGTAAAAGCTTTAGCTCAAGAAGTTTCAGGAAATAGGGTTATATACGGTAATTTTCAAGACAAACATACTCCACCTAAGTTTTTAAATTACAATGTTTCTGTTTCTGCAAAATCAGACTTTGATTTGAAAACAGAAGAAGCAGATATTATTGGTGGTCCTTATAATGGAACTACTATAACGATACGTAAAGGAACTGTGCCACCTAATGTAGGTGATTTTATAACATTGGTTGTAGGCACAGGTATTATACCAACGGATACTCAAGTTGTTTCTGTAACTCCAAACGCGGTAACTCCCGGTGACTGGGATATTGTATTAACCAACGCTGTTACTAATTTAGTTGCTGCTGATATTGTTTTATTTCAACCTGGATCAGATACATCTAAAACTACTAGTATTATAGAATATCCTAACCACAGTGTTAAATCAAATAGAAATTATCAAGTAGGTATTGTTTTATCAGATAGATACGGTAGATCATCTTCTGTTATACTTTCAAATAATAAAGATACAATAACTGTAAATGGAATACCTTTTTCAGGTTCTACTATTTACTCTCCATATATAGATGAGGCTATAGTACCATCTCAATGGCCTGGTAATTCTATTAAGCTTTTGCTTAATCAAACTATAGATTCAACGTTTAACGCGGAAACTGGAACGCCTGGCGTTTATAATGGTGATCCTACCTCACCATCTTATAATCCATTAGGTTGGTATTCTTATAAAGTGGTTGTTAAACAAACAGAGCAAGAATATTACAATGTATACTTACCAGGTATAATGGCATCTTATCCATCTGATCCTACATTAGAGCTTGGCACGACATCTCATATTGTTTTAATAAATGATAATATTAACAAAGTTCCAAGAGATTTAAATGAAGTTGGACCAGAGCAAAGACAATTTAGAAGTTCTGTAAAATTATTTGGCCGAGTTGAAAACACAGATAATTTAATTGACCCTACGACTGATCTAGGTAGTTCTAATAAACAATATTACCCTGAAAGATTTAATGATATAGTTTCTACTATATCAACTGTTAGAGATTTATTTGATTATACACCCATAGGTGACGACGCGCCGAGACCAGATTATTTTCCACAATTTTATGATTTAGAGTCAAACCCTCTAATAGCAAGAATAAGTACACACGCTAAAATAGGTCAAATATCTACAACTAATTATGATACAGTAAGTGCTCAAGTTGCTGTTGCTAGTACTACTGATATAATATTATTAGCTAGTGTTGCTGGTGATACTGCTACGATAAATCCAGGCGACAAAGTTTTAGGTTCAGGTTTTCCAGATGATTTAGTAATTGAGACTCCTGGTTATACTGCTGAACAGTTAGTTTTAACAACAACAACAGCGGCAGCTTCAATTAGTAATCAAGTAGAAGTTGCATCGATAGGTTCACCTGCTCCTGTAATAACCGTAGGTGATTTAATTATAAATCCAGCTTCAGCAACAAGTATACCTGCCGGAACTGTTATAACAAACATAGATGCTACTGCTACTCCTAATCCAGTTTTAACATTAAATAATGTTATAAATATTTCTAACGGTGTTACCATAGAATTTTATAATCCAGCTAGAATAAAAGTAAATAAACCGGTTAGTGTAAGTTTAGATCAACCAATAACTATTGTTAATGACGCTACGCCTGGACTTCAATATCTTGCTGTTTATGAAACAGAACCTGTTGAAAGTTTATTAGATATATTCTGGGAGTCATCTACTAGTGGTTTAATATCAGACATAAATAATGCTGTAATAGATGGTCAATCTGGTGGGGCTAGTCTTAGTAGTTTAAATCCTAGTCCTTTTGCTGAGGATCTTGCTTCAGGAGGTGAAATATTTGCAGCTCCTTTTAGTATTTTAGATAATTTTGGTCAAATAGTACCCAACGCTGATATTGATGAAACATTAGAAATAGTTAGTGTTTTTGATAACCTGGGTCAACTTGTTAACAATTATTTTGTACTAACACAAGTTGCTTCTAGTAACTTATTCAATGTAAAAACTACAAGTCAATACTTTGATACAATATTTTACAATTATGTTCCAGATACTAGAATTTTTAATTTTACATTTAGAGCTGTTGTAAATGGATTAGAAACAATTTTTGAAGAACAAATTGCTTTACAAAATGTAGCGCCTACAATATCAACGCCTACTAATGGTCAAACTTTTACAGCAACTCCTGCGACTGAAATTATAACATCTATAGAAGCTCAAAATGGAAGTGCTAATACTACTTTTCCACTTTCAGGCATATTTAATGCCGGTGATTGTACTATAATTTCTCAAACCCAAGGATCTGTAGATGGTCCTGAGGTTGACTTTTTTATAATACAACCTACTTCTCTAACTGGTAACGTAGACGGTACTTGGAACTTAGTAAATAATGCTATAAACACGCTTCCTGTAGAAACATATTATCTAACAATAAAAGTACAAGATGCTGGAGGAGGTAGTTTTGCAGATGAAGTAGATATAATAATAAACATGGGTGTTACGGTTGAAAATGTTTATCAAAAAATAGTTTTAACTAGAGATATTAGCTTGCCACCAGATTCTCCTAATTATAATCCAAATTGGTACAATACAGCTACTCCAAGTTTAGCTTTTCAATTTGTAACCTTCTTTGAAGTAACAAGTGGACCTACTGAGTCTCAAGGTTGGTATATATATAACGGACCTTTTAGCTATTCCAGCTTTTTATATTTTTACAGTTATTTTGGAGGTGTTCCTAACTCACCTGTTGGACACAGTACTACTTGGTCGCCTATTGGTGCTTGGAACTCAGGTTTAGTTGAAAATTTAGCTGACGAAAACAATGTGTTACAAGTTGATTTTGCAAATAAAAATACTGGAATACAACAATTAAAATTTGGAGGTACTGAAGTAGCTGCTTTTGACGAGTGGTTTAATGGTGGTGTTGGTGGATCTCAACCATGCAGGTATTCTCAAGTTTGGCCATTTCCTTCTGGTGTTCCATATAATGCTGGCACAGATGGCACGCCGGCTGAGTGTAATTTCAATCCTTTAGGAGCGCCAGCATATTGTGTACCAGGAATGACAGAGAGAGTTTCACCATATGCAGTTGTTCCAACACCTGGCTCGGCTGGAACTATTTTATCAGCACCAGGTGGTGTATTAGAGATAAGTGCTAATGCTGAACAGTTTGGATTAGATCAATATACGTGGGCTGTAGTAACTTAATAAAAAAATAAGTAATAATAATAAACATGGGTGCTGTAATTGAAATAAAATACTTTAACACATTTACTCTTCATAAAACCAATAATGGTTCGGAGATGCCTATATGGAACGGTTCTAGAGGTATACCTGAAGATTTAGGCGGTTATGAAGTAGTTCCTGGTACTGTAGACGAAAATAACTGGGTTATTGAAGAATCTAGAATAACAGGTGGTTACAATAATACCTCTGTTGACTTTGGAGTTAAAGCTTATATAGTTGAGGAAGAAACTGATGCGTCTTTTTTAGGAAACTCTTTAATATACTCTGGTATATTTAATTCAAGAACAGGTATAAATCAAAGCAATGTTTTTTCTATAGGTGAAGATATTACTAAATCAGCAGATCCCTCAAATGGCTCAATACAAAAACTTTATGCTTCTGATTCAAATTTAAATGTATTTCAAGAACTAAAGGTTAGTAGAGCTCTTATTGATAAAGATGCTATATATGCTGCTGAAGGTGGCGGAGCTGTTACTTCAAGTAATTTAGTTATAGGCACTTTGCAACCTTACATAGGTGAATATGGTATAAGTAAAAATCCAGAAAGTTTTGCTCAATACGGATATAGTCAATATTTTTCTGATAAAAATAATAATGTTATTTTAGAATTAAATGGCTCTGGAATAAGTGAAATATCTTATTTTGGCATGAAGAATTTCTTTAGAACATCTTTAGAAGTTATTGATAATTCTATAAGTGAAGGATATGTTATTGGCGGTTATGATGTTCATAATAAACAATATGTAACTTCTTTACAGGGTAACCCAGTTTTAAATAAAGACGAGCGAAACTTCTATACGTTATCTTATGATAGCAAATATAATGGTTGGGTTAGCTTTTTTGATTACGAACCAGATCAAATGTTTAGCTTAAGAAATGAATTTTACTCTGTTAAAACGTTAGATAGTACACTTGCTTTTGGACAAACAGTTGGAAATGCAGCTGCACCTCAACCAATGACTGTATTTCAATTAACAGCTGTAAGCGGTGATATAGTTCCTGGCATGAAAGTAACTGGTTGTTTAAGTGCACCATGTCCAACACCTCTTACAAATCTTGGAACTGTTATTGGTTTTGACGCTGGTACAAATCAAGTTACTATATCACCACCAAGAACATATACAAGTGATTTAAAAATGTTTTTTGGTGCTTCTTCAGGTTTATATAAACACTATGCACCAACTGAACCTAGAGCTAGTTTTTATGGTAGAAGATATCCAGCGTCTGTTAGCTTTGTAGTTAATGATAATCCTGTTAAATCTAAATCTTTCTTAACTATATCTTATGAAGGTAGTAGTGGCTGGCAATTAGATAGATCAGGTATTACATCAGATCCAAAAGGTTATGATTTTTCAACAACATCACAAACATGGATAGAGACTTTTGATTCTACAGGTGCTATACCTAGTTATCAAGAAGGTGAATATACGTATATTCAAGCAACTGCAACTGCTAACGCAGCTTCAACAACTACAACTGTAGTTATACAAAACGTATCTGGAATATATGATAATTCAAATCAAATTATAATACCCGTAGGTTCCACTGTTACTGGGCTAGGTGTTGCTTTAGGTACAATTGTAGACAGTTATGATCCAGCAACTGGAATATTAGTAGTTAATCAAGATTTAGATATAGCGCAGTTTGCTCAACTTTCTTTTAGTTTGTTTGTAAATAATAGTGATTATCCAGCTGTTTTTGGAACATCTAATCCAAATTTTATAAATAAATACTATGAAGGATTTAATAGAAAAGAAAATAAATACGTAGCTAGCTTAAGTAATAATTCAAGACTTAACGCAGGTGAAGTAAACTTTGGTCAAGAGCAAATAGCTGGTATAAAAGGTTTTTATGCAAACGTAACACTGTCTACAGATACAACAACAGATCCAGGTGGTGAAAAACAATTGTTCCAAGTTAGCACAACATACACTGCTAATAACGGTTTTTAAATTAAATTAAATGAATAAAATAGCTAAGAAACTAAGAAATAATATTGTTAGTTTTGAAGAGAGTTTACGCGATTTACCTGAGGGTTCTGTGTTTTTCAATGACACAGATAACTGCCCTGTTAAAAACTCTTTCGCAGATGGCATGCATATAAGAGAAATAACAATACCAAAAGGTATTTTTGCTATTGGGAAAATACATCTACATGAACATGTAAGCTTTTTATTAAAAGGCAAAATGATAATAGTAGATGAAGAAAACGGAAGACAAACAATAGAAGCTCCAAAAACTATAATATCAAGACCAGGTATTAAAAGAGCTGTATATGCACTAGAAGAGTGTATATTTACTAATGTTTTTGCTAATCCCTCAAATGAAAAAAATATTGAAAAATTAGAAAAAAATAATGTTGTTAATACATATGATGAATATTATTTACAACTTGAAAACAAACAAAAAATAGATAAAATATGAGTTATGTAGCTGTAGGTGGCGGCCTACTAAGTATAGGTTCTGGTATATTTGGAGCCGGTAAGGCAAAAAAAGCAGCGAGAAAAGCAGCGGCCTTAAAAGCTAAACTTGAAGCTAAGTTAACTGAGCTTGAAAGAAATAGACAAGAGATTATAAATCCATATGCTGGTGTAGTTGACTTAAGCAGTATGATGAGTAATCCTTTTGCTAATTTAGGTGTTGCTACTCAGGCTGCTGAAATGAAAATACAAGAAGCTGATATATCTCTAGCTAATACGCTGGATACTATGAGAGCCACAGGTGCTAGCGCCGGTGGAGCCACAGCTTTAGCTCAAGCAGCATTAAGAAGTAAGCAAGGTGTTGCAGCTAGTATAGAACAACAAGAAGCATCTAATGAAAGAGCTAGAGCTCAAGGTGAAGCTACATTAAATCAGCAACTAGTAGGAGAGCAAGCAAGATTACAACAAGCAGATGTAGCTGGTAAACAATTTGTTTTTAATCAAAGAGAAAGAAGAGAACAACAGCAGTTGGATCGTATTTCATCTCAAATATCTGGAGCTGCTGCTGCTGAAGCTCAAGCAAGAGCAGATGAAACATCAGCTATTACTGGTATGGTAGGTGGTTTAACTAATATAACCGGAGCAGCATTATCAAACTAAAATAAACATGGAAAATAGTAACATAACAATGAATCTTATTATACAGCAACTGCTTCAAAGTGATGCAATGGCTTATAATAAAGATTATTTAGCTAAACCAATAGAACAAAACTTTGGCTTGTTTGACAATGCTTATAGAGAAACCGGCAGAATATATGCTAAATTAAAACTAGCTATTCAAAATAATAGTTGTGTTGATGATACATGTGCTTTTGAGTATGAACAAATAAGAAGATTAGAAACAGCGCCTGATGTAACTTTAGCATTTATGGAAAATTTATCAGGTGAATTAAGTACAGTAGAAGAAAAAAATTATGACGTAAATAATGATCCTGCTTTTATGGTAGCTAATTGTGTTCTTACTAAAAAACCTGGTTTTTCAAAAACAGATGGTTATGAAGTTACTCTTAATTTACTACAAGATTCAAGTCAAGAGATAGTTTTTTCTGGTCCTGGTTTTAAAAAAGATTTTATTGTAAATAGCGCTGTATTACAATCGCTTTTAGACGCAGATACTTCACTAGTAGTTTCAACTCCTGACATAAACAAAGACATGTTAAAGCTATTAACTGAAGTTGGTGTTTTTGCTCAAGAAATGATAAATAAAGAAACAGGTGAATTACTTCCAAACGCTAAAATATCAGAAGAATTTATATTAAAAGATGACCAAGGAAACTACGACTATGAGGTTGTAGATTTAGGTAATGGTAAAGGTAAAAATGTTTTAAAGTTTGATTTTGAAAAAATCATGCAGAAAGCAAATCCTTTTATAAACGCTGAAGTTGCTGGATTATTAAATTCAGAACAAGATGCTGTAGCTGCTTGGAACGTTTATATATCAAAAGGTACAAGCTATCAAGAAGATGATCAAATGGTTCAAAACGCAAACGCTGGTAGTGAAGCATGGGATTATGAAAAAGTGTTACCTTTAACTCAAGATAAAAAAGTTTTATTTGAAGAAAAATATAAAGAGTACTTTTTAAATAATTATTTAAAACAATTTACAGAAAATCAACCTCCAGTTGTTACAGCAGATGCCGCTGTATTTGACTTGGAAGAAGACAAAAAAGCTAAAGCACAAAAATTTTTAGACGACAACGAATTAAACTAAATTAAATGAACGAACTTCAACAATATGTTGCTTCACTTCAAGAGCAAGGTTTAGGTAAAGAAGAAATTAAAGCTAAAGTTAAAGAGTGGAAACAAGCTAATCAGCCTTTAAAAAAAGAAGAAGATAAAAAACCTAGCTACTTTAAAGAAGATGGTAGCGGTGATTTAAACCCTGACGCTTTTAATAGCGAAGACTCTAAAAAAAGAGCTATTAAAGTAAACGAAGACGCAAAAAAAGAAAAAGACTCTGCAGATGCGATTCCAGTTGTGGAGTCAGACAAAAAAGATACGGAATCACTTTCGGAAAATACTTTATCGGATTCTTATTTCACCACTAGAGATGGTGATATAATATTTAATTTAGAAGCTTTTTCTGAGGAGACTAGAGGTATTGCTGCTGCTACTAATATGCCTGAACTAGACAAAGAGTATAACATTGGCTCTGGTTCTTATAAAATGCAATTAAATGCTAATGGTGAACCTATTTTTTACTCAAAACCTTTAAACGCTAAAGAGTTTAGCAGCGCTGAAGATGATCCTTTAAGATCGGCTGTTATTGCTCAAAAACTAGGTATAGGTAATCCTGATTTTAATGTAGATGATTTTGATATTGAAAATCCTATACCGCCAGATCCTCCCGATTTACCAGCTGAAGACTTACATGGTATAAAAGGTGATGGTGGTACTTATGTTATAGAAAATGACGAACTTGTAAATATATCAAAGTTAGATGAAGTAGTAATAACACCCGGTATATTAGAGGATACAACTTTAGTTAAAGTAAACAATAAGGTAGTTAGTGCTCGAAAAATTAGAAAAGCCATAGAAAATAAAGATACTGGCTTTAAAAAAATAAACAGCTTTGAAGATTACTTAAAAGCTCACAGAAAAGCTGGTAATAAAATAGAAATAATAGATAACTATGAAGGATCTGTTGCTGAAAAATATGATGATTATTTAAATAGCACAGATATAAGTTATGAAAAAGAATTAGAAATAGAAAGATTTACTAATTCTATAAGTTTTGAACCTATTGAAAAAGAAATTGTAACAGGTGGCGGTGGTAGCTCACTAACAGGAATTACTCCATCAACAACAATAACTCAAACAATTGAACCATACAAAGAAGAGTTATCTAGAGCTAGAGAAATACTACAATATAATAGACAGCAGAGTGGTAGTAAAGAACCTATTACACAAAAAGAAGTTGAAGCTTTTGCTAGAACTATCATTAGAAATGATAAAATTACCGCAGAGCATGATAAACTAAAAACTGAATATTTAGATAATCTTCCTGAAGAGCAAAGATTACAAATAGCTCAATATGTATATAATAGAATTGAAGATAATTCCGTTTTATATGGTGGTAAACTGCCTAGAAGATATTTTGATCCAGAAACAGGTGATATATTAGGTAGAAAAGAGTTAAAAGAAAGATTTGATTTTGAAACTAGATTTAAAAAACTTGAAAATAGCGGTACCGCTCGTACAATAGAAGCTTTAACAAACGCTATAAACAAAGATAAAGCACAGTTGGTTGATCTTTATGAACAAATAAAAGAAGGTCAAGCTAATGGTTTTAATGTGACTAATCTAGCTGAGCAATATAATAACACCATAACCTTGTTGAATAAGCGTATAACAGCTGCTAATGAAAACAAGGAGGAGCTAAGACTGCAATACCAAGGTGTAGCATTAGATTATCAAAAATATATATCTAAATCAACTGATTATAATACTGATATATATGAGTTAGACTGGTTAAAAAGAAATTATAGTTATATAGAAAAGCATTTTACTGGAGATGGAGCAACACCTTTTGCAACATCTACTCTTAAAACCGTGATGGGTATAGGAACGCAGCTTTTAAGTTTACTAGATACTTTCGCAAGTGGATGGCAACCTATGTATATGGATTATTCTGATGAAGCTATGGTTGACCGATATAATAAACCAAACGTGCTAACAACAGAACTTCTTGAAGCTCAAAGCCTTGTTATTGAATACGAAAAAAGAAGAGCTGAAAGATATAAAAAAGCAGTTCAATTTGAAAACGCTTTTGATAGTATTGGCAACATGGGTGAATATTTGTTCGATAGAGGTATTGAGTTAGCTCCTTATTACGCTACAATGATAGGTGGATCTGTAGTTACAGGTAATCCATATGTTGGAATGATGTTAGCTTCTATGAGTTCTGGTGGTATGTATCAAGGAGAGCGTTATAATGAAATGCAAAATGGTGGTAGACCTTATGATCATATAGATATGTCTTTAGCTGGTTTTGGTTTTAGTACATTAGAATATGCTGGTGGTATATTACCAACCTGGAAAATATTTAAATCATTAAAATCAAGATGGGGAGGAACGGTTGGTGGTGAAAAGTTAGAAGCAGGTTTAGGTTCTTGGTGGAGAAGAAGAGTAGCTGGCGCTCCTGAGTTTGTTAGACTTGTTGGAATGGATGTTGCAGGTGAAGTAGCTGTTACTCAAGTTGGTCAAAACATTATAGATGGTAGACCTTGGTTACAAGGTACAGGTGAAGCAGGTTTTATGTCTTTGATTTTTGCTAAAACAATGTACAGTGCTCCTTTAATTACTGGAGCTATACTTAACTCTTTGGCAACACCTAAAATGACTCAAGAGTTTAAAGATAATTTAGCAAAGTGGAATATACTTGAAAGAAGTTTATATGACTATAGATTTAAACCTGACAAAACAGGTGTAAGACCTTATAAACGTTCTTTAACACCTGAGCAAATACTTAAAATAAAAGCTCAACAACTTGAATTAAAACAAGCTAACGACGCTATACTTATAGATCAAAATAAAAAGCTAGAAAATATAGATCCAGATGGTTTTGCTATTTACTCAGCAGCAATGGAAAGACTAGCTACATTACAAGCTCAAGCTGATACAATAAATAATAATTCAGAATTAACTAGAGCTGAAAAAGAAACTTTACTAGAACCTTTAAGAGCAGAGTTCGAAAGCTTAGTTGCTGGTCGAGATCAATATGTCGCTGCATTTACCAGAACATTTAATCTTCTACCTAAAAAACAACAAGAAAAATTAAAAGCTGATGCTTTATCAAGTCTTAGAATAAAAGGAATAGAAAATCCTTCAGGCAAACAAATACAAGATGAAGCTGAAAAAATTCACACAACACAAAGGTTTGAACTTAATATAGAAAAAGGTTTAGCTTTATTCCAAAGCTTAAAAGGTAAAGGTATAGATATAAGCTATGAATTAGGTATAGACAATAAAAAGGTTTTATCTAAGTATAAAAAAATGCTAGATAAAAGAGTTGCTGATGATAAAAACAGTTTAACTAAAGAACAAGCTGATCAAGAGTATGCTGAATTTAAAGAAGCTATTGAAGATGGTACAATGAATGGTACTACGCTTGTTACTCAAGTTACAAATGCTAAAGGTGAAACTAAGCTAGTTTACGATGTAATTGTATCACAACAAAACTCAATAGCAAATAGAGCTAGTGAAACTGTATTCCATGAGTTTAATCATGTATTGTTCTCAGAAGCATTAGGAGTTGATCCTAAAGCATTTACTAATGTTGCTAATAGTATACTAAGCTATTTAGCTCAAAATGAACCCACGGCGTTTACTAGAATAATGGCTAAAGCTGATAGATCTAGACCTGATGAAGTTATAATACAGTTTTTAGAAGAACTTTCAGCTCGTAAAATAAATATACAAAAAGCATCTGATAAAACTTTTTGGAATGTTTTAGCTTACGGAGTAAATAAAGCTGTAAAAGGAGTTGGTGATAAACCAGATTTTAATATGGATTTTTCTGGTCCAAACGGAGCTTTACAATTTTTCCAAACACTAGCTGATGCATGGAATAATAAAGAGTTATCAGTTGATGCTTTAAACAAAATAGTTGATAGTGATGTTTGGCAAGGTGAAGCTTTTACGCAAGATGAAGTTGTTATAACAGCACCTGGCAAGAAAAGATCTCAAGTTATATCACCACAAGGTATAAACTTTATAGATTTATATAATCAAGGTATTTATACTAATGAAGACTTTGTCAACATACTAAAATCAAGAGATCCTAAAGAAAGATACGCAGCTGCGGAAGCTTTAGTTGAAAATAACTTTGGTGTAATAAAAGGTGTACTTGGTTACGAAAGAAGAGGTATTAAAGGTATAGATGAAAATGGAATAAAACAAGCTATTATTGAACTTATGTTAGGTGGTGATATTGCTTCTTGGTCAGGTAAAACAACGCCGCTTTTTGAAGAAGGATCTGGTTTTGATCCATCAAAAGGCAAGGTAACCACATATTTAACAAGATTAGGTAATAGAGCAGATATTATATTTGAACAAGGTAAGTTATATAGTGATACTGTTTTTGATACAGCTGAGCTAGGTGATGTTGATGCGGGTGTTGTTGAAACAGAAGTAGAAACAACTACAACTCCAGTTAAAGAAATAGATGTTGATGCCTTTAAGGTTCTTAAAAAATCTAACAAAGAAGCAATTGTTGCTAATGTTCTTGATAAAATTAAAGCTGGTGAAATAGATTTAGAAAGTGGTATAACTTTAAAAGATTTAAAACCTTTTTCTGAGGCAGCTGCACAGCAAATAGCTGATGAATTAGGAATACCTGTATCTCGTATATTAAATCCTAAAGATAATCTACGTAAAGGTGAAGTAACACCTATACAAATGTTTATAAAAAACAACGCACCTGCTATGCTAGCAATGTTGAAACAAATAAAAGGTAATGCTGATATACAGGTTGTACAAACAAAACGTGGTCCAGTTAAAATAGGTGGCGAAGGTAGAAGATTAGCTCAAAAGTTATTAGATGCTTTTTATATAAAAGGTGATAAAGTTAAAAATCAGATACAGTATAAACTAGATCCATCTAAATTAAATCTACCTTACTTTTTATCTGTATTTGGCATGGATGCTAAGGGTAATATAAAAGACGCAAGGTCAGGTACAGCTCAAGCTTCAAAGGGTTGGATGGAACTTTTAGCTAGACTTCAAACTTTAAATGCAATAGAAATAGCTATTGACCAACAAGTTGCCGCAGGTGAAAAAACACCAGCAGAAGGTGCTAGACAAAAAGCTCAAGTTAAAAGAAAGCAAAAACAAGATGTTACAAGAGACTTTAAGAAAGGTCAATTTGTAGTACAACCAATTGATTTAACAAAAGTAGAAACTAATATTTTAAACAAACAAGGCAACCCAAAGAAAGAGTTTGATTTAACAACGCCACAAGGTAGAACTCTTGTAGAAACTATTGATGACTTTATTAAAATAAATCCTAAATTTGGTTATCTATTTGAAAAAGGCATGACTGGTGGTTTTGGTTTAACATTTAGAAATGTAAATAGATTTAGAACATCTATATCGGCTAAATATAAAAAAGGTCCACTAGGTAGAATAAAATACAGTAAAACTGGTTCTATTTTAAATGAAAAAGCAATAAATAGATTTATTGATGATCCAGGTTTAATACAGAAAAGATTAAATTTATTAAAAGATTTATTTCTATCTATTCAATCTTATATAAAGAAAAACCCAGATTCAGCTTCAGCATTTCAAAGATTTTTAAGAGATGCTACTGTTGATCAAAATCATCCGTTAAGATTTTTAGCACCAACAGTTTTTTATCCTATAAACCCAGTAACAGGTAAAATAGATGTTACTAAAGTAACAGAAGAGCATATGATGCCAGCTGTTCAGGTTGGTAAGCAATTATTAGACGCAGCTATAAAAGGTCAAGTTGAATCTGAATTTAAAATTATAGAAAAATCTTATGCTCAAGGAGCTTTAAGATATCCTGATGATATAGCTTTAAAACCTCTAGGTTTAAATGAAGCTATGCCTCCAGTTTATTATGAATCAGTTATTCCATTAATAGAACAAGGTAAATTAGATTTTTTACCAGCAGGTCTTGCGTCTTGGATTAGATATAGTGTTAATAACACATCGAACCCTTTTGCTTATAAACTCATTAAACCTAAAATGACTATTGGTGAGTTCTTTGTAGGTAAATTAGATATAAAATCTGAAGTTGGTATTGATATTGCTGGGCAAAAAGCTAATGAGCTTATTACGCAGGTATTAACAGGTGAAATAACATTACAACAAGCTAAAGCAGAGTTTAAAGTATTTAAAACTAAAATACTACCTTTAAAAATAAAAGCCGCTGCGAATCTAGATAGTACTTTTGGTAAAAAAGTAATGCGCAGCAAAACAGTTGCTGATAAAATAAAAGTTCTAAAAGATTATCAAAAAGCTGTAGAAGTTGCTAGAGATCCTAATGCGCCTGTAAAAGGTATATCTGTTCTTGATTTTGACGATACTGTAGCTATAACTAATAG